TCTGGTCTAACAGTATTAGCTGGTCCTTCAAAGCATTTCAAAACGTCTTTTGCGTTATTGATGGCTTCGTCTTATATGAAAGAACATAAAGATGCAGTAATGCTATTTTATGATTCAGAGTTTGGTTCACCACAATCATATTTTGAAGCATTTGGTATTGACACTAGTCGAGTACTTCATACGCCAATTACCGATGTTGAACAGCTTAAGTTTGATCTGGTTGGTCAATTAGATAATATTGAACGTAAAGATAAAGTAATTATTGTTATTGATTCGATTGGTAACCTTGCTTCTAAGAAAGAACTTGAAGATGCTTTGAACGAGAAATCAGTTGCTGATATGTCAAGAGCAAAAGCTCTTAAAGGTTTATTTAGAATGGTAACACCTTACCTAACTATGAAAGATGTTCCTTTATTGGCAATCAATCATACATACCAAGAAATGGGTCTATTCCCTAAAGCTGTTGTTTCAGGTGGAACCGGCATTTACTATTCAGCTGATAATATCTGGATTCTAGGACGTAGACAGAATAAGCAAGGTATGGAAGTTACTGGTTATGACTTTATTATTAATGTTGAAAAGTCTAGAATGGTTAAAGAAAAATCTAAGATTCCAGTATCAGTATCTTGGGATGGTGGTGTTGAACGCAATAGTGGTCTTCTTGAAATTGCTATAGCTGGTGGATTTGTAGTTAAACCAAGCAATGGTTGGTACTGTATGGTCGACCAAGAAACTGGTGAAATGGTTGAACCTAAGGTTAGAGAAAAGCAAACTAGAACCGATGAGTTCTGGGAACCAATTCTTAAGACAGATAAGTTTAAACAATTCTTGATTAAACAATATCAAATTGGACATAAATCTTTAATTGATTTTGACCCTGAAAACCCTTTACAAACAAGTGAAAATGTGGTATAATAATGGATAAAGAATATACTGTAGTTGAACATCCAGATTCTGATTTTTATGCCATAGCGTTGACCGATAAATCGCCATGGCCGGATGTTAGATTTATTTATGGAACAGTGTCTATTAAAGAATCGCCAGAACTTGATATGGCAACATTATCATTTTCTTATAATATCAATGATCCTGGCGATTTTGATCATGACGACTTAACAAAAGATGAAGGATTTAATAACTACATCGGCGACTTATTAGCACACATTATTGAAGAAGGAACAACAATTGCAAAACGAGATACCAACACACGTACTGAGCCATCTACTTAATAACGAAGAATACTGTAGGCGCGTAATACCATATCTTCAAAAAGAATATTTTGAAGGTTCGCATAAAGTAGTATTTGATCTTATTGTAAGCTTTGTATCAACTCACAATAAATTACCAACAGGTAGAGTATTGAATATTGAGTTACAAAAAGTTGCTGCTCCTGAAGATGTATTAAATCAGTCTTCAATATTAATTAATGAAATTGATACTAAGACTGATTTAGACACTGAATATCTTATTGTTGAAACTGAAAAGTGGTGTAAAGATAGAGCTGTTTATCTTGCTATTATGGATTCCATTGGTATTATTGATGGCAAAGATCCAGAAAAAACTGAAGGTGCTATACCTGAAATACTTTCTACAGCTCTTGGCGTATCGTTTGATCAAGCAATTGGCCATGACTATATCGATGATTCTGATAGTCGTTTTGAATTTTACAATAAAACTGAAGAACGCATCCCTTGGGATCTTGATTACTTTAACAAGATTACTAAAGGTGGTATTCCAAACAAGACTCTTAATGTTTGTTTAGCTGGTACTGGTGTAGGTAAATCTTTGTTTATGTGTCATAATGCTGCATCAGTTCTACAACAAGGTAAAAACGTTTTATACATTACTATGGAAATGGCAGAAGAAAGAATCGCTGAACGTATTGATGCTAACCTAATGGATTTACCTATCCAACAACTTGAATCATTACCTAAAAATGTATTTTCTGAAAAGATTCAAAAGATTGCAACAGGTACTATTGGTAAATTACTTATTAAAGAATATCCTACAGGTGCTGCTCATTCAGGTCACTTTAGAGCATTACTTAATGAGTTAAAGATGAAAAAGAAGTTTGAGCCAAGTATTATATACATTGATTATCTCAACATATGTTCATCCTCTCGTATGAAGGCTATGGGCGGTAGTATAA